GGCGGAGTATCAATTTGTGCTTTGACAAATAGTCGTTAATTTGGCTAAAAGGGGGGAAAGAAAGGGGGGTTTATGACTGCTCTTAAACCAAAGACAGAACCAGCCAAATTGACGACCAAACAAAAAGCACTAATTGATACGCTCGTAGCCACTGGTTGCACTATTAAGGAAGCCTCGCAACAAGCTGGGTACGCCAAAGGTGAGGCTGGGAGAGTGAGTGCTAGTAAGGCTTTGAGGCTTCCGTATGTGCAACAGTATATGATGGAAGAAGTTGCAAGAAGTCTGAGCGTCAATGCTACGAAAGCTGTAAGTAGGCTGGTCGGGTTGTCTGAATCTGCTCGGTCTGAGTACGTACAGTTGGAAGCTAGTAAAGATATCCTTGACCGAGCTGGATTCAAGGCACCCGACAAGCATCAGCACCTACACGCTGGGCAAATCTCTGTAGCCATAGACCTCTCCTAGTGACGGAGGGGGTCAAAAAATGCGTCGGTGCAAGGCAAGGGGTGGACGATACTGGCGATTGTTCCACAAAGTCTTTTTGCGTCACTAATAAAAAATTTTTTTTATGGAGAAGTCCGTATGTGTATTCCTAGTGGTTCATCATCTGCACCACCACCACCTCCGTTACCTCGTTGGTTACAAGACACGAGTAATGAGGAAATAGTAAGTAAGTATCCTTTATCTGAAGAGAATAGACAGAAGAACGCATCAAGGCGTTTAGCTAGAAGAAAACTTTTAGAATCAAATACCAATTACGAACATCATAATGAACACGAAGACCCTCCACCAGACGATAAAAAGAAGGGACAGACCTTCACTAATCAGAAGCAGTTTGAAACGAAGACTGGTTTATATAACTTTGCTTCCAATACTACCTCTTCTTCTGAATTAGATAAACAATACCAATCAACATCTTTAAGTTAAAGGAGAAGTATGTGGCAGATATGAAAGTAGACCCAAAGATTGCAAGGTTAATGGCTCAAGTTACTAGGCGTATTGCGAAACAAGCCGACCAACAAGCAAAGAAAAGAAAAAGAAAAAAAAGAGATGAAGTCAAAGCCGCAAGAAAGTATAGTAAGTCTGTGGCTATTCGTTACGCTAAGAGTGGCGATAAACCTAAAACAATGATGTATCAAACATAGGAGGTACAATGACTAAATATACATACCCTGATGGAACGCCGTATGAAGGCCCAACTATAACAACACCTGATGGCAGAGTCTTAAGTGGAGCAACATACAATCGTGATTCAAAGAAATTAATACCAGTAGTAGAAGAAGTAGCAGTCGTAGAAGATACTTTACCCTCAGATGTTGAGCCTAGCGAAGCTCCAGCACCAAAGAAAAAAGCCAAAGCTAAAAAGAAATAATGGCATTATCTTATGAGGACAGACAACTTTTACGCAAGGTTGTTTTAAATGTTCATATGCAATACTACCCAAAGCATATGCTAACAGACTACGAAGCTGATAAACTTATTGATTCCTTTATTCCCGAAACTGTTGAAAAGATGATTAAGTCGGCAAAGGATAATAAGATTGACGCAATTTAAATACAAACCTGATGGCGATACTTTAAAAGCGTTTATGAAAGATAACGCCTTCTTTCGTGGTATAAGAGGGCCAGTCGGTAGTGGTAAGTCTGTTGCGTGTTGCGTAGAAGTTTTTAGACGAGCATTACAACAAGAGAAAGGTAAAGACGGAATAAGAAAAAGTCGCTGGGCGATTATCCGTAATACCAATCCACAGTTAAGAACAACTACAATTAAAACTTGGTTAGACTGGTTTCCTGAGGATACTTGGGGAAAGTTTATGTGGAGTGTTCCCTATACTCATTGGATTAAACAAGATGACTTAGAGCTAGAAGTTATCTTCCTAGCACTTGATAGACCAGAAGATGTTAAGAAACTTCTCTCCCTTGAGTTGACTGGCATTTGGGTAAACGAGGCTAGGGAGATACCAAAAAGCATTATAGATGCTTGTACTATGAGGGTAGGCAGATATCCTTCAATGCGTGACGGAGGAGCCACTTGGTCTGGAATGATATGTGATACTAACGCTCCTGAAGAAGACCATTGGTGGCCTATTATGTCAGGAGAAGTTCCAGTACCCGACCATATACATCACGAACAAGCTAGAATGTTGGTCAAGCCTGATAACTGGAATTTCTATATTCAACCTGAAGGTATGAAAGAAGAGTATGACGAAAAGGGTGTAGTAAAAGATTATAAGGACAACCCTAACGCAGAGAACAGTAATAATTTATTAAAGAGTTATTATCCTAATCTTGTTAGAGGTAAAACTAAAAGCTGGATAGATGTTTATGTAATGAATCGTCTTGGCATGATTCAAGAAGGAAAACCAGTATATGCAGAGTTTAATGCTGAAACACACATAGCTAAAGAAGAAATACCGATAGCAGATGGAGTACCTTTGTTTATAGGAATAGATTTCGGTTTAACTCCAGCCGCAGTCTTTGGACAGAAAGTTCGAGGACGTTGGCTTATACAATCTGAGATAGTAGCGATTGATATGGGCATTGTAAGGTTTGCTGAACTACTACGCCAAGAAATCGCAACCCGATTTGGTAACTTAGAGATATCTATATTTGGCGACCCAGCAGGAGATTTTAGGGCACAGACAGATGAATCAACACCATTTCAAATATTAAGGGGTGCTGGGTTAAGAGCGACACCAGCACCAAGTAATTCTATAGACTTACGTTTAGAAGCCGTTAGAGGAAGTCTAAACAAAATGGCTGATGGTAAACCAGCTTTTATGATTGATAGGCGTTGTCCTACATTAATCAAGGGTTTTGAAAGTGGTTATGCTTATAGGCGACTACAAGTAAGTGGAGAAAGATTTGATGAAAAGCCTGATAAAAATATGTACTCTCATATCCATGATGCGTTGCAGTATTTAATGCTGGGTGCTGGTGAGGGTAGGTCTTTAATGTCAGGTCATAAACAAGTAAAGGCGTTTAATGCTAGGTCAGATTATGATGTTTTTCGCAGAAAACCAAAACCCAGAGCCAAACAAAGGTTGTGGTCTAGGTTGTAAGTTTTTGTGCGTTGCAATTTTATTAATTGTGTGTTTTGTATTTAGATTATTTATAGGAGTGTAATATGTGTTTACCATCAAGACCAGCACCACCACCTCAACCAGCACCAGACCCTATGGCAGTTGAGGCTCAACGCCAACAAAGAGCAGAAAACCAAGCAGTACGCTCTGAAAGAAAACAAGATGTTTTGGAAAAAGGCATTAGGAGAGCAAGGGGTGGAAGTGGAAGAAGGTCATTACTTTCTAAAACTTCTAAAGGTGGTATGGGTTACTACAACGAGTATTTGTAAAATAATTAGATGTTGACTTATGATGATAAACTTCCCGTTCCGTTGTTTGCAACTAATTCAAAGGAAGTTGCAGAACAGTATATCCGTCGTTATGAGAGGGCTAAGAACCATCGTGAGAACTTTGTTCCGTTGTTTGAAGAGTGTTATGAGTATGCCTTACCAATGCGTGAGAGTTTTTATCACGAAAGTATTGGTAAGCGTAGAGATGATAAAATCTTTGATGAAACGGCTGTTGTCGGTGTTCAAGAGTTCGCCTCAAGACTTCAAAGTGGACTCGTCCCGAACTTCGCAAGGTGGGCAGACTTCACGGCTGGGTCGGAAGTCCCGAATGACGAAAAGGACGAAATCAACAACACGCTTGACGAAGTAACTGATTACGTTTTTGAAGTAATACAGAACTCTAACTTTGCTCAAGAAGTGCATGAATCCTTTATGGATTTGGCAGTAGGTACTGGTGTACTTGCCGTTAATGAAGGTGATGCAGTAAACCCTATTCAATTTAATGCTATACCTTTACCTCATGTGGTATTGGATATTGGGCATGATGATAATATCGACCATGTGTTTAGGGTAAGACACGCAAGATGTGACCAGTTATATCAGATGTATCCAAAGGCTCAGTTATCTGAAACCTTAAAAAAGAAATGCGAAAAAGAGCCTGATGCCAAGATTGAAATACTTGAAGTGGTTTGCAAGGATTATTCAGTTAAGAACGAAGATGCGTCTTTGTTATTTGCTATAGTTAAAGAATCCAAAGAAGTAATCTTTAAAGAAAAATATAAAGGCGTGGGCAGTAATCCATATGTATGTTTTCGCTGGGCAAAGTGTGCTGGTGAAGTTTACGGACGAGGGCCACTTGTTAATGCTCTTAGTGCAATTAAAACTACCAACCTGACTATTGAGTTAGTTCTTGAAAATGCACAGATGGCGATATCTGGAATCTATCAGATGGACGACGACGGCGTAATCAATCCTGATACAATTAACCTCGTGCCCGGCACAATCATTCCGAAAGCTCCTAACAGTTTAGGATTGCAACCAGTAGCGGCGGCTGGGTCATTTGATGTAGCGAGTCTAGTCTTAAATGATATGAGATTAAATATTAAACGAGCATTGTATAACGATATGCTTGGCGACCCAAACAAAACACCAGCTAGTGCAACAGAGGTTGCTGAAAGAATGGCTGACTTATCTAGGCGTATTGGTTCTGCTTTTGGTAGATTGCAAGTAGAGTTGGTTCAACCAGTTTTACAAAGAGTTGTTTACATTTTAAAAAAACAAGGCAGAATAGAAATACCAACTATAAATGGTAGGGAGGTAAAGGTACGAAGTGTGTCGCCATTGGCTCAAGCACAACACAACCAAGATATTACTTCAGTACATAGATTCTTGGAAATGGTGCAAAGAACATTTGGCCCTGAGATATTAAATATATTAATTAACTCAGAAGAAACTGCGGCATACTTAGCAAAGAAATTTGGCGTACCTGATACGTTAATTAGAGATGCAGAAGAAAGGCGAAAGATTGTAGAGATGGCTCAACAGATGGCACAACAACAAGCTATGCAACAAGCACAAGCTCAACAACTTGGTGAGAATCCTGAAGCTGATGCACAAGAAGGAATGGTAAGTGGAGAAGAACAACAACAACAAGCCTAAGATTTGTGTAGACGGCATAACTAGAAGTCCTGACCTTGACAATCAGATAAGTCTAACTTTAGCACAATGCTTTTCAACTGAGTCTGGAAAAGAAGTGTTAAGGTATTTGCGTTCCATTACCATTGAATTAGTTAATGGTGCTAATGTTTCAACAGATGAATTGCGACATATTGAGGGTCAACGCTATATTGTTGGTCTAATAGAAAATCGTATTCAACACGCTCATAAGGTGAAAAAATGAATGAAGAACAAAAAGTAACGGAAGAAACTACGGAAGAAACTACTGAAGAAGTCGTAGAAACTCCAAAGGAAGAAGTAGCTGAACAATCTAGTTCGTTGCTTTCTAAAGAAGAAACAACTGAGCCAGTAGAGGCAGAAAGACCTGATTGGCTACCTGAGAAGTTTAAAACCATTGATGATTTTACCAAGTCATATTCTGAATTGGAATCAATGATTGGAAAGAAAGAAGAAGATATAAGAAAGAAAGTCGAGGAAGATATTATAAGTCAATCGTTAAGGGATAGACCTGAAACTGTTGGTGATTATAAGATTCCTGAATATCTTGATTCTGCACAAGCTACTGACAATAAACTGTTACAATGGTGGTCAAATCACTCTTATGAAAATGGTTTTAGTCAAGATGAGTTTGAGCAAGGGATTCAAATTTATGTAAATCAAATGCGTCAAGGTGAACCAGTATATGCTGAAGAAATGGCTAAACTTGGTGATAATGCAAAAGCTAGAATTGATGCAGTTAATTTATTTGCCAACAAACATTTTCAAGGAAGTAGCTGGGACGCAGTAGAGCAACTATGTACTACGGCTGATGGCGTTATGGCTTTAGAAAAAATGATGGACAACATGAAAGCAGAGCCAGTAGCTAATCAAACAAATACTGTATCAGCTATGTCTGAAGCAGACTTACAAGCTATGATGAAAGATGAAAGGTATCATAATCCAGCAAAAAGAGATAAGGCTTTTGTTAAACAAGTAGAAGATGGCTATAAAAAGCTATATGGATAATGAACCGACTTGTTCTCAAGCGAGAGGGACGCTTGTGGCTAACTTATGCAGAGTTAGATGATGCGTTATCAATCTCAAAAAATCTACGCCTTGATGACCAAAGAGAGTGTGCAATACATGATGTAAGTCCTATTGAGGCATTGACTGAATCATTTGGTTTAAAAGGCTCTGTTACTTATTCTATTTTCGTAGATAAAGAATGTATTGCTATGCTTGGTACTGTTCCTTATGAGGAAGACAATACTAGAGCTAGTGTATGGTTTCTAGGTACTTATGGCATAAAGAAATACTATCGACCTTTCTTAAGAGGGTGTAAGGGCGTTATTGATTTATTGCAAGGCGACTTTGAAGAAATCAGTAATGTAGTTCCAGTTGAACATTCAGATACAATAATGTGGCTAATGTGGTGTGGTTTTACCTTTAGTAATGAAACTATAAATATAAATGGTTTTGAGATGTTGCGTTTTGTGCGTTGCAGAAATAAGTCAAATAATGTTATTAGGATAAAGCAACGGCCTGTGTTTCATTGAGTCGCCTCGCAAGAGATAACGACGCTGATATGAGTAATCAGATAACCGATAGTGTGACAAATGTAACTTTAATTAAGGAGGCTTAATTGGCTAATACTATAGATACAGCTTTTATTAAGCAGTTCGAGAGTGAAGTACATATGGCATATCAGCGTATGGGTTCTAAGTTAAGAAACACAGTACGAACAGTTGCCAATGTGCAAGGCTCAACAGTCCGTTTCCAAAAGATAGGTACTGGAACTGCCTCAACAAAAGCTAGAAATGGTATGGTTAGTCCTATGGAACTAGCCCATACTAATGTAGAAGCGACCATGAGTGATTACTATGCCGCTGAATACATTGATAAACTTGATGAACTCAAGACAAACATTGACGAAAGACAAGCAGTAGCGAAAAGTGCCGCCGCCGCTTTGGGTCGTAAGACTGATGAGATTCTTGTAACTGCTATGGACGCTGGTGCAAACTCTACTCAGATTAACGATACAAGTGGTGCGTTGGTAAAAGCAGACTTGTTGTCATTGTTTGAAACTATGGGTTCTGCTGACATTCCTGAAGATGGTGGACGCTTTTTAGCTATGCACCCTAAGGGATATGCAGACTTGTTTAACATAACAGAATTTGCTTCATCTGATTATGTCGGCGAACAGAATCTTCCGTTTGCTGGTGGAATGAGCATGAAGGAATTTTTAGGGTTCAAAATCTTTTCTACTTCTGCGATTACTGCTGGTAAGAATATTGCTTACCACACGACTTCGGTAGGACTAGGAATAGGTGCTGATGTTTCAACCGAGTTGAACTACATTCCAGAGAAAGTAGCTCATCTTGCAACCTCTATGATGTCAATGGGTTCAGTTGTTATTGACGACAACGGAATCTATGAAGTCTTAGATAACAACTAGGAGGGATAAATGGCTTACGATAGTTCTGGTCTGACTCGCCTAGCTGGTGGCTCAGGTTTAACTCTGTGGCATTATAGTACAACGGATACTATTGCTACTGTGAATACTGCTGGTTACTTTTCAGATAGTGCTAATATGTTTAGTACTAATGATGTGATTATAGCAGTAACTTCTACTGGTGGTACTCCAGTAGTTACACTCACATATGCAAATAGCGTTACTGCATCAGCAGTTGACGTAGTAGACGGCTTGACTGTAACTGCAACAGATAGCGATTAAAAGGAGGGGAGGGGTAACTCCCTCCCTTTTACTGAATGTCCACAGTTAGTACAGTTGCACAATCTGGTATTGATATATGTTCAAGAGCATTAATCTTGATAGGTGCAGAACCTATTACCAGTTTTGCAGATGGTACTACGGAATCTCAAGTAGCAGTTAATGTTTACGAAGATATTGCACAAGCGTCATTAGTTAATAGTCGTTGGCGTTTTGCAACCAACCAAAGAGTTTTAAATCAATTAACAGACAAACCTACTGGTAGGTGGGCAATAGCACACCAGCTACCAACAGATATGATTATGCTACACGCTTTAACTGTTAATGATAATATCATTGAATATGGAATATATGGCGACAAAGCCTTTAGCGATTCATCAACAACTGACGAAGTGATTGCCGATTATACGTTTAGAGCACAAGAAGCCGATTGGCCTAGTTACTTTACTTTAGCCGTTGAATATAGTTTAGCTATTGTTTTTGCAACAAGTATTGCAAGAGATGCGTCACTTGCTACACTAATGCAAAATCAAGCAGAAAGAGCTATGGCTAAAGCAAGAACATTAGATTCACAACAACAGACAACACGAAAGCTAACGACTTCTCGGTTTATCACAAATAGGAGAAGTTAATGCCTAGAATAAGAGTTCCTATCTCTAACTTCCAGTTTGGAGAGATAAGTCCGTCATTAGTAAGTAGAACGGATACCAATGTTTATATGAACTCAGGTTCAGCCGTAGAGAATTTTTTTTTAAAGAACGAAGGTGGATTGCTTAAAAGATTCGGTATTAAAAAAATATACGAATTTGATACTACGCCTGATTTAGATAACAAGGTACAACAACATAGATTAGTTCCTTTTATTTTTTCTGATGATGAAAGATATATAATATCATTAGAAAATCAAAAGATAAGATGTTTTCAAATATCTCCTACAACTGGAGCTATATCTCTTGTAGCTACTGTTACTCAAGATTCAGATGGAAACGCATTACCTTTTACAGACTCAATATTGCACCAACTGACTTATGCACAGTCTGGTGATACAATGTTTATATGTCATAATACTTTTGCTACACGACAATTAAACAGAACAAGTTTAACAGACTTTAATGTTTCTAGTTTTCTTTTTGAAGAAAATACAGATGGAACTAGAATCTTTCAGCCGTATCATTCTTTTCAGGGTGCTGGTGTTACGCTTGACCCCTCAGGCACAAGTGGCTCAGTAACGCTAACTACTAGTAGTGCATATTGGGATACATCAGGAACTGCCAGTGGTGGTAATTATCCTGACTCTAAACACGTGGGAGTTACAGTTAGATATGCAGATAAAGAAATAACAATTACCAGTGTGCAAAGTACTACTCAAGCTACTGGTACAGTAATAACTGGTACAGTATTATCTGTTGATTTAGATACAGATGCGTTCCGTTCTGTAGATGGTACTGCTGATTTAGAAGTAACACATATCTTTCACGGATTAAAAAAGAACGACAGTATTACAATATCTAAAGCTGGTGGTATTGCTGGTATTACGGCTAGTAATATTAATGGAACAAGAACAGTTCAAGAAGTTATAGATGAAAACCATTATGTAATAACTGCTGGTGCTAACGCCAATGCTTCAGTAGATGGTGGTGGTGCACCAAGAATAACAACTCATGCACCTACTACAAATTGGGACGAGCAATCTTTTAGTTCGTATAGAGGTTATCCAGCCGCAGTTACATTCCATGAAAACCGATTATGGTTTGGTGGAACTATAGGACAACCTGATGGAATATGGGCAAGTCGTTCTAATGAGTATTTTAATTTTAATACTGCTGATGGAGAAGACTCAGACGCTTTAAATTTAACGGCTAGTATTGGTGAGATAAATAGTATTAGGCATATTGTATCAAACAGAGATTTACAAATCTTTACTTCTACTTCAGAGTTTTATATTCCAGCGTTTAGTAGTGAACCAATTACTCCTACTAATGCACAGATTAAAAGACAAACACCATTTGGAGCAAGTTATGTTCGTCCACAATCTTATGATGGTGCTACTGTTTATATTCAGAAAACTGGTTCGGTATGTCGAGAATATTTATTCTCAGACGCAGAGGCGGCGTATGTAAGTTCCTCCGTATCATCATTGTCGCCTCATTTAATATCAGACCCAATACAAATGACAGTATTAAATGGAGCATTAAGTAGACCAGAGTCATATCTTTTTGTGGTAAATCTTGATGGTTCAATGGCTTTATTCACTTCAAACCGAGCAGAGAAAAGGGCTGGGTGGACAAAGATAACAACCAACGGATTGTTTCATAGTATTATAACTATAGATGATAGGGTGTTTATGACTGTTGTTTATAATACTGGTGCTGGTCAAAAGTTCATATTATGTGAATTTAGTTCAACAGTTAATTTAGATTTTTCAAATACATTTACTGGTACTGCTGGTGTCTTTAGTGTGTCTGGTCATTTTGTAAATGGTGCAGTTGTTGACGTAGTATCAGGCACAGATTACTTGGGACAGTTTACAGTAGCTAGTAATCAGGTAGATGTATCAGCAGTAGATAATACTTTAACATCTGTTGAGATAGGGTTTAAGTTTAATCTGGAAGCAACAACAATGCCTCTTGATGGTATTATTCAAGGTGGGCCTTTGACTGGTCAACCAAGAAGTGTAAGTAAAGTTATTGTTGATGTTCGTAATACGCAAAGTGTTTCGGTCAATGGAACTGATTTAATATTACGTCAGGTAACAGATGACTTAAGTTTAGGAAGGCAATCCGTAACTGGTAAAAAAGAATTTAGATTCTTGGGGTATAGTAAAGACCCAGCTATTACTATATCTCAATCTAGTCCTTTGCCTTTAGATATTAATGGTTTAGTAGCGGAGGTGAGTTTCTAATGAGTTGGTTAGTCGCATTACAAGCAGTAGGTACTGGCATATCAATTATGTCAGCCATGAATAAAGGTGAAGCAAAATATACAAATGCACAATTTGAAGCGAGTCAATATGCTTTGCAAACTGGTCAGAATAAAATTATTGCTGAACAAAACTCTATTGATAGACTGGAAAAGTTCGACCAGTCAGCAAAAGTTAATGAAGCTATGTTTGCTTTTCTAGGTAGAGATGCAGATTTAGATGAATCAATACAAGCGTTTAATAAGAAACAAAAAGAGATTGCTCAAAGAGATGTAACAAGAGCCGATACAGATGGCTGGATTAAATACGGACAAGGTAAACTAGCGGCTGAACAAGCTCTATTTACTGGTGAAGAAGCAAGAAGAACTGCAAAGTGGGAATCAATGAGTGCTATAGCAAGTGGGTTATATAGTTATCATACTACAAAGGTTTAATTAAATGGCGACTAGATATGGAACAAGAGTTATTAGGGAAGGGACTTCCTTTCGTAATACTACTATTGGTGTTGTAAGACCTAGTACTGCTGGTGTCGAAGGCTGGGAAAAAGCTGGAGAGTTAGGCGATAAAATTTTGGGTATTGCTACTAAGCGTTTAAGCGAGATAGCAAAAAAGAAAGGTGAGTCTGCGGCTAGAAATATTGAGTCACATAATCTTAGAACTATCAATCCTGAAACTGGACACCCTCAAGCATGGAATATGTCACCATCTTCATTTGGTACTATTGCTCGAGATGCTTTTGAAAAAACAATTACGGAAAGATATAAGTTTAGTATTGACCAAGAGATAAAAAAACACTCAGCAAAACTCGCTTTTAAACATCAAAATAAAAAGAATGGTAGTGAGTTATTTAACCGAGATATGGGTGATTATCTCAAGCTGATGTCTAAAAATGCAAAGGGACAATGGTCAGGTTATATCAATGAGATTGGAGATATTTATTTAGCGTCAACAAAATTAAATCTTCAACAAAAGGAATGGGAAAGAGAATTAATTGATAGCCGAACTGATGAAATAGAAAAGTTAGAAGAATGGTCAAAAGGCTTTATCGCATTACACGGCACTGATGCCGCAATAACAGACATTGAAAGGAGCATGAGAAAAGCTCGGGAGTGGATAAAAAACGCTAGTAACTCAAATGTTTTTAGGCGTGAAGATAGAAGATGGGCAGAGCAGTTTGTTCGTAGAACCATGCTACAAGCTAAAATTCAAAAGCTAACTAAAAATATGAATCCTTCAGAAACTAGTGTGGCTGAATTAAATAAATTGCAGAGAGTTATAAAACAAGGCTTTGGCTGGGAAAGTTTAGATAATACAAAAAAGGTTTACAAAGTTTTTGGTTTTAATGAGGAGGAATCAGCTACTGATGTTGTAAGAGATATGACTCTTCAAGAATTTGCTAAAGACCTTCTTACACAAGAAAATGATAACTACAAAGCAGAAGACGCAGAGTTTTTAGATAAGTTAGTTCAAAGCATTGAATCAAATATGTCTGCTACCAGTGCTTATAATATTCAACAAGAACAAAATCGAATCCTAAAAGAAAGACCTGAGTTACGGAAAAAAATAGAAGCACAGACTGATGTTTATGCTAAAGAGATTGTTTCAAAAATATCTGAAGCTAACACCTATGACGAATTAAAAAAAGTTATATTTGATTCTCAGGTTACAATAAAAAATAATCAGGCACAGATTGGTAAATATGTTAGTGATACTGGAAATGTTGAAGGCTCTCGAATACCAAAGCTACTTCCTACTGATTTACAAACTGGATTAGATAGAACTGTTCTTGGTGCTATAGTAAGTAAGCTAACTAATTCAACATCTTTAAAAGCATTAGATGGCATTGATAATAACAACCTACCAAAGCTACAAACTGAAATAGAAATCTATTTACAACAGAAAGAGTTAAAGGAAGGTGGATTATTATTTAAGCAGAAAGACTTATTAAACAAGTTATCGTTACTCCATGACGATAGTAATGGAAAAATCCCTCTTCTTGTATTCAACGACAGTGCACATAGAGAAATTGTAAGTCAAGCTATTCGTGGTGAATTAAGAAATATTCGTATTGACCAAGTATTAACTGATAAAAACTTAAAGAAAGAAGAAATTGAACTTATTAATAAAGAAACTTTATTTCTTGAAGAAACAAATAAAAGAGTAAATAGGTTATTAAGTGAGGCAGATGTAGATGGGAAGGGTTCACTACAGTTACTTGACGAGGTAACAAACAAGTTAAAACAATTTGATAAAGAAAGAACAGTCGCAAAAAATAAATCTGTTGCGAATGGTGTCGAGTCATTAATAGACCAACAATACATTAATGCCTACAAAGAAAAAATTGAAACTGTACTTGTAGATACTTCTTTAGCTATCATCAGTAAAGATAGCGTGGTGTTAAAAGATTCTAGTGGTGCAGTAATACCAAAGACTTCAAAATTATATAATCAGATAGCTGGGAACCTTAATGCCTCTAGTATTGAAAAGCTACCAGAATCAGTACAAAAGCGACTAAAGCCATTAATATCAAAACTTGATGGTGCTCAATTAAATAAGGTACAAGAAAAGTTTAGGTCACACGCTTCGTTCTTAGCTCAAAGTGAAGCAAAGGAAGCAAAGCTAACAAAATCAGCAAATGCTATGTCTTACGTTACACGAGGCGTAGACAAGCAAGGTATAAGTACCCAAGATAAAAACAACGCCGCAACAAAAAGTGTTTATACAAATCATGGAAAAACTGAACAATGGTTTTTAAGTGGTGATAGTTTATTTTCTAATCCTTCTACAAAACAATTATATGATAACGCAGACTATGGTAAGACGTTACCAGAGAGTTTCAAAAATCAGCTAACATTATTATCTAATGGTGGAATCAAGGGTGGACAAGCAAAGACTTTGTTCCAGCATTATAGAAATTTAAAGTATTATGATAAAACAGAAGTAGATGGAACTGAAATAAAAGAAAAGAATCTTTTTGCTAGTATTCGATTTAACAACCTTAGTGATGAAACTATTGAAAAACTTGAATTAATTGATAGACTTTCAACCTTAAAAGGTACTGATGATTTAGATG